TTACACTTGTTAGAAAAAGTTCTTAACTATATCCGTAACTAATACCTTCGCAGATTAAATTCATCTGCACAGTGATAGCAACTGCATATGCAGTAGCATGACTCTTCTTAAAATAGTACTCGTCACTCTCCGGTTTCATCCACACCTCGTTCATCACCGTGGTCCACTCTTTCCCAATCAGATAACGTTTCGCAGGGCGAATCATTGCTAAAACTGCCGCTAGTTCTTGTATGCATCTCGGTTTCATCTGTCTGAGGATTGAGCCGTGTCCGTTAACGTGAAACAATAGATTGCAAAACTCGTCTTGTTCTAGTAGATCCCATAGTGGTTTAGTCTCCATAAGCTGAGTAAGATGTTCCTCGTTTTGAACACCTTTATAAATTCCAACATTTAAAAAATCTACTTTAAAGTATCCTGCTTTGTCTGCTTGATCATAAGGTACTGCACACAATGCCTCAGGCGCACTCATTGGTACTTCGTGCAAGTACACTCCGGTATTATGTTTTACCAATTTACCATTGTCAACACGACTGGCCTTAACATGTTTGAATAATTTTAAAGCAGCATCACGATCTACAAAGTCTATATCAATATCCATTACTTTCTTTTATTAAATTTACAGTTATTGCCATGCCATCTTGAATATGTCAACCTTAAAATTAGGCATCTATATTCCATTCTGCATTATAAAGTTTTTTCCATTGCAACGATCCAGCAGTATCGTGAGGCACATATGCCTCACCTGTTTCGCGATCAACCAGCAACCATTTCGCCGGACATTTAGTTTTAACTATCAACGTAACTGCTTGATCTAATTCTGGTACAGGTGTTCCGTCTTGTAATTTTCGTAGGTTCATTGTAATTTAGTTGTTTTAAACAATAACAGAGGAAGTGTTTCTGATAAAAATTCTGCGTATTCTTCTGCGTCGTCTGCATCCGCAAAATTAGAAAATTTAACATAAACACCGGGATCGTTATCAGAAGTAATCATGACTTCTATCTCAATGTCATCACTAGAAATGTATTTTTCTTTCATAATATTTTTGCCTCTTTAATAACATCTTTAACAAGTTCTGTGTCGGCTGGCAAAGATTTAAATCTACGCATCCAAAACTGAGGATCAATTATAGGTCCTACAATTTCTAGTTGCTCGTCGTTCATTTTTTGTAACATTGCCTTACCTTCGCGACTATTTAATAAAATCCAAGGACTAATGATTCCTTCTTTAATATTATGTGTTGCACGATTTAAATTAACATAAGCAAAATAATGTTCCCAAGGAGTATTGTTAGTATCACCCCATTCCATCATAGTGGCAATTGTTCTTTGTATTGCTCCGTCTGCTGGTTCTATCTTGATAAGTTCTTTTGTATAAGTTTCGTACAATTCATCACGGCACCAGTGATCTAATTTAACTCCACTTTTAATCACAAACTCTACAAACTTCTCCGGATATATAGGAGCAGTATTAACCATAAAGCTGCCAAACTTTACAAATGCAGTATAATAAGGACTTGATGCAAAGTCGTCAAATGACTTTTGACTTTTCCCCTTTTGCACCATTTCATAAAACTTTTGATAAGTCATTAGTCCCATCTGAACGTGCTTTTCGCTCTTACTCAAGTGGCGACGCTTCTGCTCACATATATGAACAAACAGAGTCTTTTCTTTGGCAAATAATTTGCCGCAGTATTCGCACTTATAGTTTAATTCCATTGATTTCTTTTTTATCCCACCCAAGAGATTCACAATACTGTTTGATTTCTTTGACTGTGGTAATGACTGCAAGGGTTTCGACATCCGATCTCTTCATGTTAGGAAATAAATTTAGTAGGAATTCTTCTTTCTTGTTTTTTTCTTTCTTTAGAGGAATCCACTTGTGAAAATGTTTCTTCTTTTTTTCATGACTAGTAGCGCACAGGGTCTGCCATTGCAGCTTAGGATGTTGATTTATGTCATTCCAGTTTTTATTGTAGTATTCATTTACTGCAAATAGATAGTGTTCTTGAATTTCATTATCAGCAGTGTCAACACTGCTGATGTAGCGATTTAAATTCCAAAGATCGCCTTTGATTTCTTTCTGCCCTTCTTCTGTAGCTGCATCCCACAATTCTTTTAATCCCATGTCGACAGCAGGGATCATGTCGTTAAAAAGATCTACGTATTTATTCTTGCCCATTTTGTTTGTCTTTACTCAAGTGATATATTATTATAGCATGTTCCAGAGCAACTTGTAAAGAGGAATTTGTCTTTGCGGCGTGCCGAATCTCTCCCCATAGTTTACTATCCATCAAGTGATCGTGTAGTGGCCGACCGTCACTGGTTCGCGGATCATAATTGTATCCAATTTCTTTACGTGTTGCAGGTTCGGCACCAAATTCTCTAGCGTAGGTTATGCCGTTTGCTCGTTCGTAGATGTAGGTTGCACCCGATTTAAGATTTCCCATTATAGTAACTCCGGATTTCCTGTTAGCGATAATTCGCCTATTCTATTATGATAGTCTGGATGTAGTCTTACTATGGTAGGAGACACCGATTGAATTTTAACTATTGCATCTCCAATTTGCTGATCTGCAGGAACAAACCCATTAAGCTGAATCCAGTCCACTATTTTTTTAGCAGCATGAGGTTTTATAATATAGCCATATGCCCCTCTTAGATAATTTCCTGTTTGATTTTTTTCAAGAAATTTTGCTTGAGTATTATTGTATTTTTTTACAATAAATTCACTATCTTGATTTACTACATTGTTATATGCTTTAGAGTATGGATCTGCTTCGTCTAATTTTAAAACATCGTCAAACAAATTTAACACATTATCCGGAAGAGGTCTAATATAGTATCCATCGTGTTCTAGTACTACAATCGGTGTACTATCTTCAATACACTGTTTCCACAGATAGTAATGACTTAGAAAACAACCAAATACTCCTGCACGACCTTTTTTAAATTTATACCGAGGATGTATGTTTAATTTTTCTAAATGTTTTTGATATTCTAATCCATTGATCGCATCAAAATATTCAATCTCTATATTGAATTTTTTTGCCTGTTCTATGCACTCATTGGCATACTTTTCTGAAATGGCGTTACCCTGTAGACGAATTATATATTGTTTCATTTTGGTAGAAATATTTTATCCGAATCGTGCAGTGTCTTTAAAAAAGCATAGCCCAGGCTATCTAAAAACTCTACAGTTTGTTCATTGATATTTTCTCCAAATCGATTAGATAGTTGGTCCCACATCTCTATTACAATAACAGGTCTGTATTTTTTAATTGTTTCCACAGCTCCCCTTAATGCAAAAAACTCGTAACCTTCTATGTCTAGATGTATAAGATTACATGTTTCTAAATTTAAATCATCAATTTTGTAAGTAGGATAAATTCCCACGCCGTTAACAAAATTCTTACCTCTATTTTTTTCTTTAATAGCTAGATTAACTAACGAATGAGTATCGCCCAGGCATGCTTGATTTTTTACAACATTTGATTCTGGAACATTTAAGTTTAAACAATAAAAGTTTAACCACTCTGGTTCAAATGTGTAGACTGTTTGGAATAGAGAGGCGTATTGTTTTGGATAATATCCGCAGTTGCCGCCGGCTTGTACAACTACACGCCGATCTTTAACCAATGTAGAGATCTCTGAGGGAAGGTTGGGGTGGGCCAGCATAAACTTCCAACAGTTTTGGTCAGTCTTTGGCCAATACCAACCATCCCTAATCTCTATTTCTTCTATCATTTTGCGTGGCCTACTGTTTCTCGTTCGATATCATCGTGATCAAATTCTGCCCAATACAATTCAAAAGCAATACAATCAGTTACCGCTTCAAATTGATGATATTCTCCAGGAGCAACTTTGGTATAGTCACCGGCTTTGAGTAATGTCTCGTCTATTAGATCGTAATTATTTTTCCATACACGAATAATCATTTCACCTTTTTCAACGAAAAACCCATTCCACTTATACTTGTGGCGGTGCTTTGAACATACTCCACCTGCGGTAGCCTCAATTCGATGGAACTCTAGTACACCGTTTGCTTCAAGGAGTTCGGTGGCACCCCATACTTTACCTGCTTTCATTATTAACGTCCTTAAATTAATTTATGCAACTGCACAATTTCACTCTGGCGACTAACTTCTTTTACAAAATATACACACGGCGGATTTGGGCCGTCGTGTAAAGGAACTGTGAGTAACTGTCCGTTCTTCATCTTTGGGAAATACCAGCGCACGTCTTGAAAAATATTAACAATTTCAATAGGTAAAAACTCTACTCTAAATCCTTTAATAGGGTTAAACACTAGTGCATCAAACCCACGTTCATTGATGCTGGTTAGGGGCAGCACTTCGGGATCTTGTCCGCACATCTGATCACCTACTACCATGCACCAGTCTAATGGCATTTGCACTTCGTACTTGCCTACTTTTAATAAAATTGCAGGACTGTTAAA